TCTTAGGCAAAGTAAAAGATATAGCTGAAGATAAAGAACATCAAATTGAATTTCTGGGAACTGTAGTCAGACTAGGCGTTGTTGTCTGGTCTGGTTTTATTATCACTCTTAACTACGTTGAGATACCAATGGTGAAGAAATCTGGTAACTCGGATATCACTTTCGTAGCAAGCGTTTTTACGGGGGCGCTTGCAACATTCGGGTTGACGACTGGAAAAAATGGCAATGGTAAACCACCTACTTGCCCAATGATGAAAAAAGACAAACCAAAAGTATGAAGAAATTAATCATACTCTTAGCTCTGTTATCACCCAGCATAGCTAGAGCAAATACTGTGACTCCCCAGTTCACAACTGGAAGTATGAACAGTACAACCACTACCACTCAAACAGTAACTGCTGTAGAACAGCGTCAGGTGTTCGGAGCTGAAGTAAATACATGGTCAGGAACAAACGTAACTCCATCAGCAGATATATCCGCAACTGGTACAACATTCTCAGTAACAGATGCAACTCTGCCTTGGACATTAGAAACAACAAGTCGAGCAGCAGGCTTAGTAGAGCAATGGGATACAACAACAAATTACACCATAAACTCTACTACTACTTCGCTCTCTGTATTCTCTCAGTAAATCCAATATTTGCTGAAGGAGACACCAATAACAATGCAAACCCGGTAGCAGCCGCGACCGGAAATGTGACCAATTCGGCTGTCCAATTCCAGAATAATGGAGCCTCTTCGAGACAGTCGTACGGTCCTAGCATTCAATGCAACGGATCAACAATGACGTTTAGTCCTTTCTATATGGGCAACCATACTAATCCATATACAGAAAAAGAAGATATGGAAGGCTTACATCCAACAAGTTATCAATTAAATGAGAACTGGGGATTTCAAGTCAATTTTATGGTTCCTCTAGATAGAGAGGGTTTAAGACAATGTAAAGCCATAGCTAAACGTCAAGAAGAAAAAATGCAATTAAATTACGAGCTTGTCCGTATAGACAACTGTACAAAATTTATGCAACGTGGCTTTACCCTGCTACCTGGATCTCGTGTTTATCACTTGTGTTCAGACGTAGTACCAATACAATCATTACTTAAGAAAAAAGATGTTAGCACTTCTAAAACCACTCGTTCTAACTGGTTTAAAAAGCCCTAAATTCAAGAAATTTGTAGTTGAATTATTAGAAAAACTAGTAGAGCAGACTGATAACAAACTTGATAATAAAGCTTTAGAGATAGTCAAAAAAGGTTTAGAAATCGAATAAATCGAGGGTACAAACGTACCCAGATAAAATTACAAGTCCCTTACAGGCGATTCTGGAGGGGCATTTTTTATGAAAATCATGGGAAAACTAAAAAAAAGATTAAAAATTCCTAGAGGAGTTATTAATCCAGTTCCAGGGCAAATTAAACCAGGTCACGACTTTTGGCGAGACGAAAACTTTCCTCCTGCTGAAATATCGGATGATGTGAAATTTGTAAAGAAGAAAAAGAAAAAGAAAAACAAATTAAAAATTAAGAAAGCATGAACAAAGCAACTGAAGAACAGTTCAATGAACTACATCAGTTGGTCACAAAAGAGTTTTTAGACAGAGTTAAGAGTGGTGAAGCTACTACTCAAGATTTAAAAGCAGCCTGTGATTGGCTGAAGTCGAACGATATAAGTGGCGTTGCATATGATGGCAACCCGTTACAGAAGCTGGCAAAAGTATTACCAGAGGTAGATCCAGAACTTGTAACACGGAGGCTACATGGCAAGCGATTCTAAGAAATACTATGATTCTAACCCCGAAGCTAAATCGGTAAAGAATAAGTATCAAGCTAAATACAACAAAACAAAAAAGGCAAAGCTTTTGATAGCTCGTGCCCAAAGGTTAAGGCGCAAGCTTGGATTAAAAGTCGGTGATAAACGAGATGCATCACATGATAATAAGAATCCAAAAAGCAACAGCGGAAGAGCACAGCTCAGATCTACGAACAGAAACAGATACGCATGACCCCTTTACTACCTAGTCCAAAACATTACTTACACAATTTAATAACCATGACAAGTTCAGATTCTAAACGGCTCTGGAGAAGAGCTGTAAAACAGCACTTTAATTGTCAATGTGTTTATTGCGGAAAACATTATGAAGAACATGAACTCACGCTTGACCACGTTAGACCTCTTAGCAGAGGTGGCGAAACTCTTACGAAAAACATCGTATGTGCCTGTAGAACGTGCAATCAGGATAAAGGTAGTAGAAACTGGCTCCATTGGATGAGAGACAGATTTGGTCATAGACCATTAAGAGAGCAAACAATAAGCGAACACATCGCCGCGTAAGGGGCGTAAAACTATTTATACACATTCGTACATGAAAGACGTTTTAACGGCCTTACAGAACGATTTCAAGCTGTTTCTGCAAGCATTATGGGAGCAGCTTGACCTTCCTTCACCAACTAGGGCACAATATGCAATTGCAGATTACTTGCAGAGTGGTCCCAAGCGACTACAGATACAGGCGTTTCGGGGAGTTGGCAAGAGCTGGATTACTGGTGCTTTTGTTCTATGGACTCTATTTAATGACCCCGAAAAGAAAATAATGATAATTTCTGCCTCTAAAGAGAGAGCAGACAACATGAGTATATTCCTACAAAAACTAATTATCGAAACACCGTGGCTTAAACATCTACAGCCTAAGTCAGAAGACAGTAGATGGTCACGTATATCTTTTGATGTAAATTGCTCTCCTCACCAAGCACCATCAGTTAAATCCGTTGGTATAACTGGTCAGATGACTGGTAGTAGAGCTGACCTGATGATTCTGGACGACATCGAAGTTCCAGGAAACAGTATGACCGAGCTGATGAGGGAAAAACTCCTCCAGCTATGTACAGAAGCCGAATCTATTCTTACGCCTCATGATACAAGTCGCATTATGTATTTGGGAACTCCCCAAACCACCTTCACTATATATAGAAAACTTGCTGAACGAAATTACCGCCCTTTTGTATGGCCGGCAAGATTTCCAAAAGATAGTACACCCTACGAAGGCTTAATTGCTCCACAACTACAGGAAGACCTAGATAATGGAGCAGAACCGTGGGAACCTACAGACCCAGACAGATTTAATAACGAAGATTTACAGGAAAGGGAAGCATCTATGGGACGAAGCAACTATATGCTTCAGTTCATGCTTGATACCAGTCTTAGTGATGCTGAGAAGTTTCCGCTTAAGATGGCTGACCTTATTGTTACCAGTGTTAATCCTTCTAAAGCACCCGACAATATCATATGGTGCTCAGATCCAAAGAACGTCCTTAAAGATCTTCCCACCGTGGGACTTCCAGGAGACTACTTCTATTCACCTATGCAATTGCAAGGCGAGTGGACTGAATATGCAGAGACCATATGTGCTGTTGATCCCTCCGGACGAGGAACGGACGAAACGGCAGCTTGTTATCTATCCCAGAAAAACGGTCTCATCTACTTGCATGAAGTGCGTGCCTACCGAGATGGGTACAGTGATAGTACCTTGCTCGACATATTAAAGGGATGTAAAAAGTACAACGCTACAACACTTGTAGTAGAAACTAACTTTGGAGATGGAATAGTAAGTGAATTATTTAAAAAACATATTCAACAGACGAAACAAGCAATCCATATTGAGGAAATTCGTGCAAATGTCAGAAAAGAAGACAGGATCATTGACTCGCTTGAACCTATACTTAACCAGCATCGTCTTGTTGTTGACCGTGGGGTTATTGACTGGGACTATAAATCGAACCCAGAGAGTGCACCTGAAAGTAGGCTCCTATACATGCTCTTTTATCAGATGAGTCGCATGTGTCGTATGAAGTTTGCGGTTAAGCATGACGATAGACTTGACTGTCTAGCTATGGGAGTTAAATACTTTACAGATGCTTTATCAATTTCAGCACAGAGACAGATAGACCTAAGAAAGAGAGAAGAGTGGGATGACATCTTAGAACAATTCCTAGATGACCCACAGACAAGTGCTAACCATCTAGTACTCGGACTGGACGTTAACCAGAGACAACAAGCAAGAGGTAACCAAGGTAACAGCTCCGTCCCAACTTGGGTTAAGGGGTAACCCTATGTTTACAGGGGAAGGGTGGACCCTTGTAACTGGGACCTTCGGGTCCCTTTTAATAGATATCCGTGAATGATATCACTTTAAAACACATACTCCCACCTACCTCTAACGAAGAGGGTGAGTGATGTTCATATTAATAACACTATATTACTTATATATGCCTAAATTAAAGCTGGAGGTATTCCGAAAGTTATACAAGAGTCTGAAGACTCCTTGGAAACCGATCAACTGGTTAATACTGGGTTACTTGATTGGTTGGGAAGAGCAATATATAAACTATAAATCTAAGAAAGCTGTAGATGATGCAGTTGAGGACTACATGGTAAACCATCCGCCTGAAGTCTATAAAGCAGTAGTTAAAGAACATGAGGATGGGTCTTTTTCAATAGGTAAAGCATATGAAGATCTTCCTTGATACAGCAGTAGTTGAGGACATTAGCCACAGACATCATGGTCTGATAGACGGTGTTACAACGAATCCCACCCTGATTGCTAAGTCTGGGAGAACACCTCATGAGGTATATCAAGAGATATTTGATTTAGGGATAAAGGATTTGAGTATAGAGGTACAGGGACAGTACTTCGATGAGTTAATAGCTCATGGATTGTCGATGATAGAGACATATGGAGATAGAGCCACTATTAAGCTGCCTTGTACACCTGATGGGTTAAAGGCGTGTAAGTATTTAGTAAGTAGAGGTATCAGAGTTAATATGACCCTTGTTTTTAGCGTAAGTCAAGCAATATTGTGCTCCTTAGCTGGTGCAACCTATGTGTCTCCCTTTGTTGGGCGATTAGATGATAATGGGCATAACGGAATTGAGCTGATTAAAGATATTGCACGAGTATTTTTGATTCACCGCAGCGAAACGCGGATATTAGCAGCATCCCTTCGCTCTGCTCAGTCTGCTGCTAACTCCTTTGCAGCTGGTGCTCATGTATGCACCTTACCTCCTAAGGTATTTGACGATATGTTCAAACATGTACTAACAGATAAGGGGTTTAAACAGTTCCTCCTGGATTTTGACAAAAATGTCTGAAGGCATATATAAACGCTACCCCAAGGGCGGAAACCCCTATGGGGTAGGCGATTTTTTGGAAATAAAAGGCCGCGCTAGATATGTAATCCAGCGAGAAGCTAGTCATATCAATAGATTTTAAGATATTAAATGATATTTATTCCTTAAACCTAGCTAAAAACCTAATAAATAATTGATTAACAAATTTTGGTATCACATATCAAATTATTTTGAGTTAGTGGGGATCTGTCGCGTAACATTCTGTAACAATACCGAGACAATAAGCAGCAGCTACAACCTAAGCGGCAAGTATCAAGCAACACGAAATGATGTAATTCGCTGAAAAGCCAGACTATACCTGGAGTTTGCCCGATTTGACGAAGAATAAATAAATATAACCTATTCACATAAGTACAAATTGAACTATAATGGATATATCAGCGGATCAAATACCGCGAGATGACATAGTTCTTATTAACAATTGACGCGGGTCAATCGGTGACAGTATAAGCCAGTTACAGCGATGTAAGTGCTACTCTAAGAAGTCAACCTAAACCACCTATGAGAATGAGAAGCAAGGCAGAATGTCAGGCATTCAATAAGGTTCGAGTCCTTATCTGCCTATTGTCCACGTTTGCAATAACTGCAAGTAAGGACAAATTGTAAATTTATTTTTAATTCTTATGTATTACATAGAAAATAGATCCTCAACTTGTGTTGATGCGCTCGCTGTTGATCCTTTAACTAAGGTTGTAGTCGTTAGATATCACAACGGTAGAGAGTACACATACAAGAATGTTTCAAGGCGTTCAATAGCAAATGTAACTCTTAACCCTAGTGTTTCACTAGGTTTTTGGATTAACAAAGTTAAGAGAGATAAAAAAGTTTCATGTAAAGAAACTGGATTTAATGTCTTATCTAATGCGCTACTTGCTAGTTAGTGACTGGGTTTTCAAGGCGGTTCAACTCCGCCTGTCACTCTTACTACTCAATGAGAGTAGTTAATTTAATTATGACTTCATTAGATTTAACTACATCCAATAATTTTATTAAGGATGCAGTAATAGACCATGTTCTCAAGGATTTAGAGATCAAATTAACTGATCTCGTTAAACTCGATGAGCATGCAATGGAATTATTCGAATATCTTTGTGTTTGCAAAGAATCAAATATAAGAATGGGGGCGGCGTTATGACTCGCGTTCATATAACAGTCAAATCTTCCAACCAAAAGGTAGGTAAGATCCCAGTTACTACAACTGAAGAAAGCAGTTGTCCAACTACATGCCCATTCTATGGGGGCGGATGCTATGCAAAAAGTGGATTTCATTTGAGGAATCATTGGCAAAAAGTAAGCAAGGGTGAAAGAGGCACAAACTGGAGCGGGCTTACTGACTTTGTTAAGTCTCTTAAACCTCACCAATTATGGAGACATAATCAAGCCGGTGACATACCACACTTTGAAGGGCTTATAAACTTAGGGTTACTTAAGCAATTAGTAGACGCTAACAAAGCAAGTAATGCTAAGGGTTACACATACACGCACCACTTACTTAACACTCATAACAAGGAAGCCATCAAGTATGCAAACAAAAACGGCTTCACTATTAACTGTAGTACTGAGAGTTTAGAGGCTGCGGATGCTGCAATGAATCAGGACATGCCGGCGGTAACTGTTATCCCTTCGGATCATAAGGCCATTAAGTCTTACAAGGTTAAGCATAACGGCAAGACTCAGGAACTATTTAAAGTTACTGAAAAGATAACCACGCCTGACGGTCGCAAAGTTGTTGTTTGCCCCGCTCAAACATGTGCGCCAACTAAGTGCGAGACTTGCAAGTTATGCTCTAAATCTGAGCGTGATTATGTTGTAGCTTTTGTTGCACATGGCGGCGGCAAAAAGAAAGTAGATACTTTTTTAAATACCTAACTTATCCACATTAGTAATTTATCCAATTATGAAAGTATTAATAGCGTGTGAATATTCCGGAATTGTTCGAGATGCATTCACACTAAAAGGTCATGACGCCACAAGTTGTGACCTTCTCCCATCTGAAACTGAGGGCAAACATTATCAAGGTGACGTGTTCGATATCCTAGGCAATGACTGGGATATTGCAATTATGCATCCGCCTTGTACTGATCTAGCAATTAGTGGAGCTGCACATTTTAAACAAAAGATTGCAGACGGTAGACAGCTCCGCGCCATTGAATTTGTCGAGTACTTATGGCACGCAAGCGAACACATTAAGGGCGTATGCGTAGAAAATCCCGTTGGTGTTCTATCCACTAAGTCAACACTAGGCAAGCCCACTCAATATGTACAGCCTTATGAGTATGGACATTATGAGACTAAGAAAACCGGCTTATGGTTACGCGGATTAGATCCACTTAAGCCAACAGACATTAAGGACTTAAGCGGACTACCTAAGAAAGTAACGCAAAGACTCCATTACTTACCACCCTCTAAAGACAGGTGGAAGATTCGCTCAACTACTTATAAGGGAATCGCTCAGGCGATGGCTTCCCAATGGGGTTAATTAATTAGTGGCGTTGAGGCGTTAGATCGAACATGTAAGTCCACTAATTATTAATTAATCTCTATTGATTTTCACACTAAACATTCAAGGGCGCACCTGTACAAGGGGAACGTGTGTCTAAATATTCCAGGTTTTTTTATTTTTTTTTTATTTGTCTAAGGACGCAAGGACAAGGACACAAGGATGCAAGGACTAAGGACGGTTCGACTCCCTCCCATCCAATTACTTCTCACTGAGAGAAGTCTATTAACACCATGCTTTATACGTATGACGAAACTACAGGCGGTGCTAAACGTATCGACTGGGATTTGACTGATAGTGATTTTACTAAGGACGAACAAAAGGAGTTAGAAACTCTTATACAAAAATTCTTAGCTAATAAACCATTCGCTAATGACATTGAAGATATTGATTTCTCTTTAGATATCAATGTCACTGGTAAATGGCATGACGAGTACCCCAACTACTCAGGAGTAGGCGAGGAGTATGACTTATCTGAATTACAAGAAAAAAACATACAAGTAAATTTCACAGAAAATCAATTCGACAATCTATACCGATTTGTTAATGCAAATCAACATAGAAATGGATATTTACCTGAACTTGCTGCTGTTTTACAGAAAGCATCAAAAAGCTAGTTGTACCAGGCATATTGGTGGTTCGACTCCACCACTAGCACTTGCCACGCAATGAGCGCGGCTTTATTGACTTATGTTTTACAACACTATTAATGAGGTTTCCAGTACGTTGGTTAAATCTCATTTAACGACAAGGACACAAGAAGCAATAATACTTGATTGCTTTAAGTCAGCTAAAGAACCATTGAGTCCTTCTATGGTTCACTTCTTAACAAAGCTAAAGTGTCCAATCACTTCTATAAGAAGAGCTATGACCAACCTATCTAAGGATGGATCACTTGAAAAAACTTCTAAATATACCATTGGAAAATTTGGTAAGAAGGAACACTTATGGGAGGCAGCATGATTCCATACACCAGAAAGTACTATCTCGACACCATTGAAAAAGGTGTAAAAAAGATGCTTAGTTCCACAAGTATTCCAGTCGGACAACTTGAAGAAATGCTTTACATGATAGGGGAACTTAAAAAAGATTTTATAACCAAGGAGGCAGCATGAACAGATCAAAACTATACGAGTGGTTACTCGAAAATGATTGCCCTTGGGATTTTGAAACTGACGAGGGCGAAGCTACCTTCTTAGGTACATGCACTCTTGTATTTACTGAAAAGGAGGAAGCATGAACATAATTAAATGCACCAATGGTGTAGGCGCATGGGAGATTGACGAAACTCATGACACGTTTGACACCTACGAAGAAGCAGAAGCAGCTCTTATTACTTATAAAAAACTCAGTTATAACAATGAACCTGGGGATTTTTTAATTGAAAACGGAACGCTGTACCTATGAAATACGAAGTAAGAATATCTAAACAGATATACGACTTTTACCAAGTTGAAGCAGATAGCGAGAAACAAGCTAAAAAGATAGCACTTCATCTTAAAAAGATAGGCAAGGTCGATACTATCCGAATGAAACCACATGCAGACTATGCAATAAAAGTAGATGAGAAACGAGATTGATTATACCGACAAAATCAAGGACATGTATGACGATTGGTCTTATGACCATTTAATGCGATGCAATAGATATTGCAAATTATATGTCGATGTACATCAGGACATAACCCAAGCAGTGAAGAATTATAGATCTGCATTTATGGGTACTGATGACGATAGAGATCTTGTCTAAAACATAAGACTACGCCTGACAGTCAATAAACCCGCCCAAAAGGTACAGGTATTTTCACACTAAACAGGCATTGCTATGACTACTTATCAAGTTGAGTACTGCAACCCGCGATGTTGGGAACACGATTGGAGATGGATCTTCATGAAGGCTCACGATGATGAGGAAGTTGCATGGAAAGCTGAGAACTGGACTAAAGCCAATGGCTTCAAATTAATTGACATTAAACCAATTCAAGGACATGAAACGTAAACCAAACCGAGGACGCAAGTACTTCCCAAATAACTGCGAAGCTATTAGGCATACTCCTCATCAGTTCTTTGCTCCATTAACTTATGCACAATTTGAAGATTGGAAGATATATGGGTATGAAATCCCAGATTCAGTCTTTGCAATTATTCGTATGAGGGATGAAGAAACTGGTAAGTATAGCGAGAAGTTCTACAACACAGAACGAGGAGCTAAAAACTGTATCAAGCGATGCATGAAAGAAAACAAGGAGATAACCATGTGTACCATGGCCGGAATGTATTTCCTTAAACCCGAAGACCTACCTTTAGATTTTAATAACCAATGAACAGTAAAACATTTAACAACAGATATTACAAACTGTTAAGCGAAATCAGTAATCATCCACATAAGTATGAGTTGCTAGAATTAATTTCAGATCAGATTGAGGACGACTCCTCAGTAACGATAACCATTTCAAGGTAAGGAGTAACATATGTACCTGGAAATTACACTAATTAACAAACACATTTTCCCACTGGGAGTATATACTCACCTCAGTACAAATTATTAAGAGTCTTTATGCAACTTTTATCTATTGGCTCTTTTTATCTAGGAATTGAAGCCGACAAATATTGTGATATTTCCATCCACCTTGGTAATCTAGTGATAGAATACCAATGTCCATCCGCTAAATCAAATGACGAACCAAGACCCACCGAGGGTGGTGACGGACTTTCAAGTGGCGAAACTGGCGCAAGCAATTGAACTATTTCGCACATTAGATAAAGAAATACCCGCCCAAGTTATTGCTACTTTCTTATATGTTGCTTCCCATGATGACTGTTTTAAAGGTGATCTGGAAAAGGCTCTTGCCTTCTCAACTGCTAGTGGTAGTCGTAACAGTGATTGGCTTAGTGAGTTTCATAGATTAAATAAAGCTGGATTAGGATTGATAACCAAGTACAGAGATCCAACCAACAGACGGAGACAGATACTCAAGTTATCACCAAAAGGTCGAATATTAGCACAACAACTTAAAACTATTCTTTATGGTTCAAGCGACTTGGGGTAATTGCCTCAGACACACAATGACAACACGAGATTCATGGATGTATGGCACAGGCGCAAAGTCTGCTATTACATACGCGAATTACTTTACAGAGTTTAGAGGTCATGCCTTTCCTGTAGAGAAAATAACTATTCCTGTAATGGATGAGTTAAAGAAACATTTAAAGATAGAGGGACGTGCGAACGCCACTATTAATAGATGTGTCTCCTCAGTAAAGACAGTACTTAATCACTGTAAAGACCATGGATTAATTTTCTTTGAGATTCCAAAATTCAAGAAACTTAAAGAGAATAAATATCAACGTATCTTTTTTACAAAAGAACAAGTTGAACAGATCTGCACAGCAGCTGTGGATTTACATCAACGCCAAGACTTAGCTGACATCATTAACTTTGCAGCTTATACAGGCATGAGACAAGGAGAGATCCTAAAACTTATGGCTTGTCGCGTTGACTTCCTACAAAATTGCATCCATGTTGGTGCAAGAAAGGTAGATACTACCAAGACTGGTACATATCGAGCCGTTCCTATTCATCCATCATTAAAACCAATGCTCCAAAAGCGTGTCCAGGACTTGGGTGCGAGAGATTTGGTGTTTGGTTATGACTGGAAAGATAAGGATCAACTCTTACGTGCCTTTAAAAAAGTGATTAACCGTTATCCGATACAGCTCGCAAGCGAGGACGGATATTGTTTTCACAGCCTACGCCATTCATTTGGTACTTGGGCATTCGCTAATGGATGTAAACCCAGAAACATTCAATCAATGATGGGTCATGCAAACATTGCTACAACTCTTGGATACGGTCATGCAACCGATGAAGGTAATCAGCATGATATTACGTTAATCTAGCGTGTCCAACGGTATTGATTTACTAGTATTTTATGACGGATTTGTTGAAATGTTAAGCGCGTTTGTTAGAATCAATTGGGTCAAATCCCTTGGGAGTGTGGCGGAATTGGTAGACGCGCCGGACTTAAAAGACAACAAATATACATATACACTAGCGAACAGTACTTTACAGCGATTGGTCAAAAGCCAGTCGCTTTCTTAATTTATAACCTGTCCACATAAGGACAAATATCCAACATATATCTAGCGTACATTTTTCACACTAAACAATGCCTACATCACTGGATTTAGAGCGGCAAGAAAAGTTTGAGCGAAAGCAAATTAAAGGAGGTCTAGAGCGCATCCGAAACAATACTAAAAAGTTATTGGACAAGGACTACGCATCTGCCACAGTTTTCGGCTCGGCATCTATAGAAACTCTTTTGCCATACCTAATAGAGTTCATAGAAGATAAGAAGAAGGCAAGGAAGAAGGTATCAGTGGGTGGAGCTGGTCATTTAATGCAGCTTTTACCCTATATATTTGATATTGATACTGAATCTCAGGCTGCAATCACCTCAAAATTGACTTTTGATAAGATTTTTAGTCCAAGGAAGGAAAATAGCAAGGTAGTTAACGTAGTACAGGCAATCGGGTCAGCATTAGAAGCTGAATCCCAGATGAGATACTACGAAGTCAGTGCGCCAGGGCTTTTTGAGACATTAAAAGCTAATTATTGGCATCAAGCTAAGGGTACAGAGTACAAAAGGAAGTCCATGCAGACTTTAATGTCTAAGCATGAGATAGAACCATGGAAACCTTGGGTAAGAATTGAGAAAATCAAGGTAGGAACGTGGTTTTTAGACTGTTTACTGGCATCTTCTGGCTGGTTTGAGCGCAGTGTCATACTACATCGCAATAAAAAGCAGCAATTTCTAGTTCCTACAGAAAAATTCCAAAAAAATAAGGAAGAAATCATCAGATTAGCTGAATTATTTAGCCCGTTAGCATGGCCGATGTTAATTGAGCCTAGAGATTGGTCACCAGTACATGAAGGAGGTTACTACTTAAATGACTTAACTCGTTGTCACGACATGGTTCGCAGGGGAGTACCCCTATGTGTACAGGGAGAAATACCCTATCAATTTTTAAACAAGATTCAGAAGGTAAAATACCAACTAAATCCCTTTATTGTAGAGATTGCGAAGGTACTGGAAGAAAGAGAAATTGAAGTAGGAAAGTTTCGTCCTGTTATTAATCATCCCGACCCACCTCAGCCACCAGACATGGATAATGAGGAGAGTAGAAGGGCATGGAGAAAAGAGAAAGCAATCGCTAGAAATAAGAATGCTAATGAGTGGAGAATATCCTGTAGAACTAGGATGACAATGAATTGTGTCAGAGAGTTTGAAGGTAAGACCTACTACGTCCCATGGAGTTTTGACTACAGAGGGAGAGCATATCCTATACCTAGTTTCCTGACACCACAAGATACAGACTTTGGAAAAAGTTTAATTAAGTTTGCTGACGAAGACAGTATTACTGAGGATGGTGTCAAATGGTTAGCTTTTCAAGTAGCTACAACTTTTGGTCTAGATAAAGCTACCCTGACTGAGAGGTTAGAGTGGGTTAATAGACCTGAGAATATACAGTTAATAACTAGAGTAGCTACAAATCCTATAGATAATATAGGTGACTGGGAGAGTGCTGACGAACCTTGGCAGTTCGCCGCCAGCTGTGAAGAATATTATTCTGTTGTCTTAGCTAAAACAAGGACAACAACAGGTCTACCCGTGGCAACTGACGCTACCTGTTCCGGCTTGCAGATACTTGCAGGCTTAGCTAGGGATAAGTCCACAGCAAGTTTGGTCAATGTAGTACCAAGCGAAAAACCTCAAGATGCATATCAAGTAATAGCAGATCAAAGTCGATCTCAGATACCTGAGAGATTACGCCCTTACTGGGATAGGAAAAAAACCAAAAGGTGCGTGATGACAATACCCTATAATGCTAAACCCTTTAGCAATAGGCAGTATATAAGAGATGCATTCGATGATATTGATATCGAGGTAGATAAGGATGAACTAACACAAATAGTTCAAGCAGTCCGAGATGCGATGGAGTCAGTCGTACCAGGACCTATGAAGGTTATGAGATGGATAGAGCAAGAGGTATCTAAAGCTATTAAGAGAGGGTCTCAAGAATTAATCTGGGTTACTCCCTCTGGATTTAGGGTTACTCAACGTCTTATGAAGATGCACCACAAGATTGTGGAGCTAAAACTATTAGGGCGTTGCAGAGTTAAGGTCTTAGATGGAGAGAAAGGTGTTGACCTTCGCCATCATAAGAATGCTACAGCTCCTAACCTAATCCATTCATTAGATGCAAGCCTATTACATTTAAGCGCAACTAAGTTTGATGCACCTATAAGTCTTATACATGACTCAGTTCTATGTAGAGCTACTGATATGTCCCACCTATCCACATTGGTACGGGACACTTACATGCATCTCTTTGCAGAGCATGATTTCTTAAAAGATTTTGCCCAAGCTATTGGAGCTGAATCTGAACCGCCGATCATTGGTGACCTTGAACCGGAAACCGTGATTGAATCCACTTATTTTTTCTGTTAATGAGAAACATACACATAACTAAAGAGCCTGTCACACTAACCGGTTATCAGGCTGTGCTGAGACCAAGTAAGTTTGGCTACTCACTAAAGGCATTAGTCGATAGTGATCTAGTTGATCAACTTGAGGAAGAAAGAGCTGACTGTCTTAAATGGGCAGAGTCAAAGCTAAAGAATCCTAAGAGAGCTGTATTGAAACCAACTCCTTGGGAAGAAGTAGAAGATGGTAAATACATAATTAAATTTTCATGGGCTGAGGATAAGAAACCTCCTGTTGTAGATACAGAGGGTACGCCCATAACTAATACAGATACACCAGTATATGAAGGGTCAAAAGTTAAAATTGGGTTTATACAAAAGCCTTATATACTTCGTGATGGCACTACCTATGGTACTAGTGTTAAGTTATCGGGCATACAAGTTGTATCAGTCCAAACCGGAGCTGGGGTTGATACTGGGGACTTGGATGAAGCAGGCGTAGCAGAGCTTTTTGGAACTACTGCTGGCTTTAAAGCTGATGATCCTAATGTCACTCCTGACACAACTCCCAGTTCAGTAGAAGAAGACGACTTCTAATGTTTAAGTCAGGATTAGAGGAAAAAGTCTCTGATCTTTTATGTGAGTTAGGTGTGGATTATGAGTATGAGGGACAGAGTTTTTCTTATACAATTAAACATCAATACACACCTGATTTTATATTGCCTAATGGAGTAATCCTAGAGACTAAGGGATATTGGAAACCTGAGGATAGACGTAAAATAAAACAGGTAATTTTAGAAAATCCGGAAATAGATTTACGTCTTGTATTTCAAGACCCTTATAAAAAAATTAGTAAAAAATCAAAGACAACCTACGCAAAGTGGTGTCAGAGATATGGAATTAAATGGTGTGCTTTTCACGCCATACCAATTGATTGGCTTCGATGACTGAAAGCGAATTTATTAGACACGAACCATGCTCAGACTGTGGCTCGTCTGATGCCCTAGCGGTATATACAGACGGGCATACTTATTGTTTTAGTTGTCAAGCTAGAACTGCTGGGGATGGGCAAGAACAACAACTACCCATGCAAACAAATGTTCAATTCAAAGGATCAGCCCAAAGGCTGCACAAACGGAGAATCAGCGAAAAGGTATGCCAGTTTTACAAAATCTACAGAGACGATGCATACTTACGCTTCCCTTATTTCGACAGCGATGGATGCCTTAAAGGCTTCAAGATAAAAACCAAAACTAAAGATTTTAAATATGAAGGAGTTCCCACTGACACCTTATTTGGTCAGCATTTATTCCCTAGTACTGGCAATCGTATTGTTATTACTGAGGGTGAACTAGATGCTGCGAGCTGTTATGAAGCGATGGAGAACTGGCCGATGGTTTCGCTACCACATGGCGCAGCGTCAGCCAAAAAAGACATTCAAAAACAAATACCTTTACTACAAGGCTATGCGAAGATTGTCCTGTTCTTCGACAACGATGAAGCCGGACGAAGAGCTACAGAACTTGCAGCGTCAGTCTTACCAACGGGTAAGGTCTTCATTGCAAGATTGGACAAATACAAGGATGCATCAGATGCGTTACAAAACGATGATGCCGAGGCAATTAGGCGTGCTATCTGGGATGCGAAGCCGTATCAGCCGGATGGCATCGTTGATGGTAAGACGTTACTCGAAGCGGTAACCACTCCCAGCCCACCTTGTAATCACGAATATCCCTTTCCTGGACTGCAATCTATGACTCATGGCATACGCTATGGGGAACTCACAACTATAACCGCAGGCACAGGTCAAGGTAAGAGTACATTCTGCCGACAGCTGGCAACTGAGTTACTAAACACAGGAGAGCCAGTAGGGTACATCGCATTAGAAGAATCTAACAGGCGAACAGCTTTAGGACTTATGTCTGTAGCTGTAGGTAAAGCCCTGCACCTTGGAGAACATGAATACAGCACCCTTAAAGATGCCTACGACAAAACTATTAAAGACTGGAATCTTTATTTATACGACCACTTTGGTAGCTTATCTAGTGATGTTATCTACAGTCGTATCGAATATATGGCTCTGGGTCTAGATATAAAAGTAGTTTTCCTCGATCATTTATCTATATTACTTTCCGGCTTGGATGGAAATATGGATGAGAGGAGAACCATAGACAAAACCATGACTGACTTAAGGAGTCTGGTTGAACGTACAGGAATTAAATTATTTTTAGTTTCTCACTTAAGACGAGCGCAAGGAGATAAGGCAATAGAAGACGGACAAAAAGTTTCGATTGGTATGCTTCGCGGATCTGCCTCAATTTCTCAGTTATCTGATACCGTCCTTGCCTTAGAGCGCGATCAGCAGAATCCCGATGATGTCTCTACTTTAAGAGTTTTAAAGAACAGATATTCAGGAGAGACAGGAATAGCTGCCTCACTTAAATACGATAAAGCCACCTGTAAATTCAATGAAACTACGAACACAATTTTCAGTCCCACCACAGATTTCTGAGGAACTGAATAAACCAAAACCACCTAGTAAACAAGCAGTTAAGAAAGCCAAGTTTAAGGACAAAACTTATGTCGGAAAAACAAATGCTCGTATTTGACTGCGAAACTAACGGACTATTGCATGACGTTTCTGAGATACATTGCGTTGCCATCTGGGACTCCGAGAAGGAAGAAACCACCGTATTTAACAATAGAGGTGACAAGTGCCCACCGATCACGGAAGCTTGTCATTGGCTCAGTACGGCTGATGTCATTGTTGGTCATAACATCATTGGTTATGACTTACCTGTTT